ATTGTATCTCGTCATATGAAAGGAATTTCTTTCTAGTTTCTTCATCCAAACTATCTAAATAGTTTTTTAAATTATCTTCTCCTTCAACTTTATCTGGATCTTCTTCTGGTAATGGTGCTGCTTTCTTAGAGTTAACTCTTTGTTCTGCTCCATTTTGATTATACATACCACTTGTATCTCCTCCTGTGTTTGAATGATCTTTACCTTTTTCTAATTCCATTTCTCTTGGTGTATCTGGTGAGTGTGCAACTTGTGTTGGATCATGTCCTGTTGGTGCATCTTTCTTAGTAAATGAACCTACAATCTTTTCTGCACTTTCTCTTGATTTACCTTCATCCATAAGTGCTTCTACTTTACCTTCGAATGTTTCTATACCTCTTAAATCTACTTTGTATAAGTCTGCTACTGTTGTTGCTTCTTGTAAAATCTTTCTTGCTTCTGGAGATAGTTCTTCTTCTTCCTTCTCTGATTTTTCTAAATCAACTCTACATCCAAACTTACTACATTTGATAACCATCTTGCCATCTCTGTCTTCAGTATGTTCAGCCATTGCTTTCGCTACTGGATTAAAGTCTGTGATCAATGCTAATGGAACGGCTGGATCTTTACATACTGCTACTTCATAATGTTCTAAGTCTGTTAATTGATATGCTACTGAACCATCTTTCATTACTTTTGGTGTTCTGTTTGCCTTTGTTGCACCACCAAATGATAGTCCTTTGTATTCTCCTGATTTAATCTTATTCCAGATTTCATTATCTAATTCATAATTCTTGTGTATTTTACCTGTGATTTTGATCGCTGGTATCTCTTCATCTCCAGATTTATATGTTGCTCTTGCAAAGTTAATTCCTTTACCTATGATACGATTTGAATGAGTGTCACTGATAGGTGCTCCTCTGTCCATCCATACTGGTAATACTTTGTATAATTCATCTACGACTGTGATCTCTCCTTGTTTATCTTTTACTTCTACGGTCAAATATCCCTCAAAAAATCTTTCTTCAGAATTTACTGTATCAAGGGATTTGGTGACAATACTACTAAAATATAGGTCTTTTCCCATAAATATAACATATAGATGTACTATTTAAGTTTATTATAAAAAAAGGAGTGAAAAGTAAGGTTTAACCTACACTTATTCTTTTTTTGCTTTGCTTACTGCAAAGTCTGCTGCGAATCCTGTTGTAAGTCCTACTAGGGCTAAGCCTACAATTCCAACGGATTCGACTGCGATTGCTTGTGAAACAGCTATTGCAGCGAATGTAGAGATGATTAGAGCACCTGCTAGTTTCCTTGCAGAGTAAGTTTCGTCCTCACTGTGTAGGTATCCTCTCAAAGTGTTCAATCCTGCTCCGATTACTGCTGCTACAACAGTTATCAATACTGGATCGACCATAAAGGATATAGAAATTGTAGCCCTATTTAATCTTTTCTGAACCTTTCATTCGTAATAGTTATAAGAAAGTAACGTAATCTAGTGCATTTTTAACCCATTTACATGATTTTTTCTTCTTACTTTCTCTTTTTTTTGCCATTCTTACCCCATTCTGATGCTTCTTTTGAAATCGATAAACCTGTTACAAATGCTGCTGAAATTAATGCTATAAAAATTGTCATATCGAATGTCATACCTACGTCATATATCGATTCTGCTACATTTCCACCAACTAGTGGTGAAAAGAAAGAAACACCAAAATTACCAGTGATTCTTGCTATGCCTCGGACAAGTGCTTGTTCCATATCTAAGACTTAAATGTATGGTATTTAAAGTTATTTGATTGGTTTTAGGAAGCCTGTCTCTATAAGGTGCATTAATATGTTAGGTTCTTCAAATAATAGCATGAGAGCTTTCTCAGAGAAGTTCTCACCTTCAAACTTTCCACATGAATAACACATATATAGAATTGCTCTCTGGTTTTTAAAACCATATAGTTTTTTACCACATTCACAGTCTTTTGTTGGTTCATGTTTAACCATAATTGGAAATGCAAGCGTTTATAAATAAGTTTTACTTGTGACTTACATGGGTACATCATTTTACATATATGAAAATATAGAAGAATTAAAGAAGGTATATGGTCAAAGACTAGATGAAGAATCACACTGTATAAAAATAACAGATATGTTTTTAAAACCAAATGATGTGTTATGGATTATTGAACAATATGATAAAATTAAAGAAAAACCACTTATAGGTAGATCTATAGTTCATTTTAGGAATACAAGTTTTGATGATTATAAAAATGGAGATGAAAAGTTAGTATTACATAATAAACTAAAATACAATCCTAAGAGAAATAAATTACAAATATTCCCAAAAACACTCCGAAAACCAGAATATGAAGTCAAAGTAGACCGTTTTTACGGTAATGAACAGAAAAAATCATCATTAATTGACTATCATCATAGATATTACGATTTAAGTGCAGATAGGGTTAATTTGGTACTAAAATGAAGAAATGTAAGCAATGTGGTATATTAAGAGAATTTTCACTGTATTTTGATGAAAGATTTGATATGTGTAAGAAATGTTATAACAAAATACCACCACACACCATAGTAGGACTAGAAAATGAAAATTGATTTGTTTCTTGGTGACGTTGAAGATAAACTCGATAAAATAAACGATAGTATGGAAGACCTTAAAGTATTATTAAGATTATTATTAACACCACCAGACTTGAAAGAATATGAAAAATACAAATTAGAAAAAAGAAAAGAACTTTCTGATTGATTATCTTTTATTTTGAGTACCGTTTGTCATTAAAATCTTCCAATCTTTGCCTAATTTCTTTTTCATCTTAAGCCAAAACGGATCTGTGCCAAACATTCCACCTTTTTTGTTATATTCTTTAGTTACATTTGCTATTTTTCTATGACAAGATCTACAGAATCGTGCATTGATTTGCTCTATTTGGAACTTATATTTACCACAAAAAAAGCATAATCCATACATTTTATGCGTTACAGTTGCTAAAAGTGGCTCTCTACCACGCTTTCCAGCACAATCACCACAAATATCGGCAATTGTTGCTGATGTTGCATCTCTTTTAAAGCAATTTATACAAATAGCCTCTTTATAATGGTCTACATGAGTGTATTCATCTTTTTGATGTTTTTCCCAAAGTTTTTTGGTTAAATCATTAGAATCTTTGTTTGTATCTAACTCAGTTGCCAGCTAATCTCACCCTCTTAAGTGCATCTTGAAGTATTATGTAGATATTATTACAAGAATAGTGATCTACACCATGTTTTCTACAGTCTTTCTTAATTTCTTCAAGTGTATCGTCAATTTGTGAAAAATTAGGACTATAGACATTACTTATTGTCTTAACAGAGTCATCAACTACAACAGCTTTCTTTTTTTTCTCTTTTTTATCAATTGGTACTTTACCGAATGGTGTTTTTACCACTTCATGTGGGTTCTTTTCATATGCGAACTGTGTTCCAGCATCTGCACCTTTATTGTCTTTTTTATTCTTCTTTGTCATCTTCCCACTTCCTTACATTATCGAATTCGTTTTTAACTAATTCTCTTGCTTGTCTTACTGTCATACTTGCACTTTTTCTAAGTTCTTCTACTGTTTTAGTCTTTGTCCAGCCAAAATCAACTGCTGTTTGTAATGTATGTTTTACTACTGTAAAGTTTGCTGGTGTTATTCCATCAGGGAATGCTTTCTTGCTCATAGAGGTACCTGTACCACTTGATGGGTGTCCTTGTGCTACTCCACCAGTATCTGATGGTCTTGAATTCTCTGGTTCTCCTTGTGAAGCTTGTCTACGTTCTTCTGCTTCGCCTAACTTTTGCCCTCTACCTCTTCCTTCAACAGCCATAGGGTCATTAACTGGATCTTTACTGACTTTAAATTCTCCTTGATGTGTTCTAGTAACCTCGAATCCCATGCCTTGTAATGCTTGCATGTTTGTGATTTCTACACCATCTTGTTGTAATTCTCTAAGTTTATCGTTCTCTTCTCCTGCTTTAAGTTGTAAACACCAATCATCTATGCCGAATACTTCAGCTAAACGCTTAAAGAAACCTTTGTATAGTATATCTTGTCCCCATTTAACTGCTCTATTTGTAATTGTAACCTGTAAACCTTCTTGTGACCATCCACCTACCATTTCACCATAATAAAGAGGTAAAACACCGTATATTGCACCTACAATCTGTCTTAGTTCTTTTCTAATTTCTATAAACTCTAATTCTTTAAGTGATCCTGTGAAATCTAACCATTGAGCCATTTGTTTTCCACCTTTTTCTTGTTCTACAAGTAATGGGTGTATCATGTAAGGGTCTTCGGTTGCTTTTTGTTCTAATGCATCCCATGACTTTCTAAATGTTTCATAGTTACGAGAAGCAATAACTAACATACCTCTTGGTGGTCGCATTTTATCAAAGTATTTTCTAATGTATTCATCCATATGTGATAAAGACATTGCCTTTGACCAAATTGAATAAATTGGTGAATAACCGTAAACTAATGATGGTTTGTACTTACCTGCTTTCCAAATTAGTTCTCCTTCTCCATAAATAACACGTTTTGGTTGTGGAATACCAATTGAATAAACAGAATTAACTTCACATACTGCTTTAAGTGCTTTAGCACCACATTGATCACATGTATCTTGTGCTAAACGTGTATCACGATGTTCAAATCGTGGACATACAAACACTTTATTTCTTTTATCATCATAACCTATTCTACCATCAGAGTCTGCAATCATTGCAACTTGTGGTGGGTCTACACGTATAATTTCTTTTATTTCTGTTTTCAAAGGATCTATTTCACCTGTAGTATCATCTACCCAATAGTTCTTTAGTAATAACATGTATGCATTGTCTGCAATTTCTAAGTCTCTCTCAAGTTGTCTTGATACATCTTCTAGTGTTTGATCGTTACCATTAATTCTTTTTGTCATCAAGTCTTCTAATTGTTTTCTATGTTCAGGAACAGGTCTTCTTAGATCATTTGAACCACATGTATCACATAATAGTTTCTCTGATCTTTCATCTGTAGGAGCATATGCTTCATTATCAATACCTGCCATTGTTGTTTCATCTGTTGGTTTATATTGGAATTCTTTAGAACATACATTACATTTATATTTGAATTTTTCAACTATTTCAAATCCATTCTTAAACATTTCTCTATTGATAGTTTCAATTGGTATACGTAATGCATCTATATTATCTGCTAATTCATATATCATAATAAGAGGAAATGGAAAAATAGGTAAT